ATACTTATAGAACTTGCGGGCAAAGGATTCAGCGCTGTTAAAAACTTTGTTGGCGGTGCGGTTTCAGGTGTTGCAAGCCAGTTGTCTGGGGGTATTCAATCCTTGGCGGCAATAGGCGGCAATATACAGCCTCCAGGCACACAGCCACCGGCTGCAAATGTAATTCAGCCTACGAATGGAGCATTGCCAGGCGGAACTAACGCTGCAGCTGGCGCAGGGTCTAAATCAGATATGTCTCAGAAACTTTTTGATCTAAACAATAGGCTGTTAGGTCAAGAGGGTGAAATTTCAGAGCTAGAGAGACTGTCTTTAGAGTTTCAAATAGGCAAGCAAAAAGTTCTTGAAGCTGGGCATCAACCAAGAACCGAAGCAATTAAATTGCTAGAAAAAGAGGCAAATTTTGAAAAGCAGCTTTTAGCCTTTAGGCAAAAAGGAATTGACGCCGACAATAAGCAAAAACAAAAAGCAGAAAAAGAAAGGCAAAAAATGGAAGCTGCTGAGCAAAAACGCAGGGAATCTGATCCAGGCTTCCAAATGCAGAAACAGCTTGATGAGCTGCTCAAGCTTGAGAATCAAGTAGCTGCAGGTGCTACCGCTATTGGTAGCGCTTTCAGCAACGCTTTTGTTTCTGTGGTGACTGGCAGTAAGAGCGCGAAAGAAGCATTAGCCGACATGATGTCTGCCGTTGCTGAGCATTTTATGGACATGGCTGCACAGATTATTGCCAAGCAATTAGCAATGATCTTGTACGGCACGATCATGAAAGCGTTTGGGATAGGTGGGGGAAATATGGGCGGAGACAACTTTTTCGATCCTTTGACTGGCAAGGGTGTTGCTGGACCTAACTTTGGGTTAGCAGAAGGCGGATATGTTTCAAGCCCAACTAATGCTCTAATCGGCGAAGGTGGCGAGCCTGAATATGTCATCCCTGAATCTAAAATGCGTACTGCAATGTCGCGTTACTCACGCGGCAGTCGCGGTGGTTCTGTTATCCCAGAATCTGGCGCAGCTGAAGCAATGGGAGGAGGAGAAGGAGGTAGAACTGCTGTTGCCGCTGCAATTGATGTTCGCTACACAGTAGAACGAATTAATAGCATTGATTATGTAACTGCTGATCAGTTCCAGAATGGAATGCAGCAGGCTGCACAGCAAGGTGCTAAACAGGGTGAACAGCAAACCCTGAAGCGTTTACAGATGAGTGGCAGCGCACGTAAGAGGATCGGAATATGAGTCAATACGCTTTAGGGCATGTCGTAACGATCAATGCCTTACGGGAGTCAACAAATAGCAGCACTCAAGGGTTGTTCGTGCAGTTTCGCTTCCAGAACTTTTTTATTAATCAAGATATGACATACACTAATGAGAGTGGAACTAATTCCTATGGGTTTGTGCCGTTTGGTTTTTCTGGTGTAACCGTAAACCGTACGGGAGACGGCATGGAAGCTGATCTTGTTTTCCCAAACAATGATTTATCTCGCGGATGGGCAGTTTTAGCAATTAGAGATCATTATGTTGTTCAGGTTGAAGTTCTAATTGTAGACTCAACTAATCCATCTAGCGGCGTACATCGAAAAGTACATAGCTACACCGGGCAGATTACTGGCGGTACTTGGGACAACGTATCGCTAAATTTGCAACTCAGCTCAGTGCTAGATGCTGTTGGAACGGACATCCCAAGGCGTGCTTTGACCAAAAAACTTGTTGGCAATTTGCCGGTTGCAAATAATGTCCGATTGCAGTGATCTAATTGGAATGCCGTACCGGCTTGGTGCTGACGGCAGCGATGGTCATATTGACTGCATTCATCTTTGTTATCAAGCCTTGGAGCGGATGGGTATTGACGCGCCACCGTTTAAGCAGAACTGGTATGAGGCAAGCAAGTGGGAAGTGTGCCGGGATTTAATGCGGTGGGGTTTGCGAGTTGAAAAGCCTGCGTATGATGGGGACATTCTGCTGCTACCGCAGCAATCCTGGGCATTCGCAGTCACATGGCAAAAAGGGATTCTGTATATCGGCCCAATGACGCAAAAGGTGCAATGGTCATTGGTCCGAGCATTTACGACGTACCACTGCTTCCGTATGAAAGGCAGCTAATTGCAACGATTGGGATAACTGAAGAAGAGTATCGAGCATTTACAGCTGAGGTTAGAAGGCGTGGAGCGGTAAGACCAGCAGAATATGAGCATATTCCTGATGTTCAAAATGATGCCACTACAGCAATTCTGGTCAACCTAGCGATCAGCCTTGTGCTGACTGGTGTTTCTTATCTGCTAACACCAAAGCCAAAGATGCCACGCGCTCAAGGCGGTGGCGTAACTGATCTTGGCAGCATTACGGGAGCCAATCGTTTTACGCCTTCACGCGGGTTTGAAACGCTTGCAGAGTTAGCAGATTATGCCTCGCCTGTTCCCATAATCTTTGGGATGTATAAAAACGATATTGGCGGAATGTTGGTTACGCCAAAGCTGATTTGGTCGCGGATGTTTAGCCATGGAACGTCGCAAAGAGCGAAGCTTATGTTTGTTGTTGGCGAACAGGGCGTCAATGATATTGGCATTGATAAGCCAGAATTAGAGGGAATCTTTCTAGGCAACAATGCGCTAGATGCAATTTTTGAGGATAATTTTGCTTTTTACTGGCACAAGGCATCTTTTTCAGGCAACTTTCGCATTCGAGGAGATGACAAGCAATATGGAACAAGAGGGCCTCTTGACTCTGGAGATCCAGGAGTAGGCAAGGAGGACAATGATGATGTTTTTGAGGTTGAAAATCCAGAGGGTATTGAGCCTAATGAGCTTTTTTGTCATGCTTACACCCCTTCTAACTCTGCAGCGTTTGGGTGTCACAGTCCAATCGCAAACGGCACAAATTTTAGAGTTAACTATCAATTAAATCTTATCGCAGAAGATAGTAATCAAGATCAAAAAAAGGTGGTTGTACTGCAGCGAATGAAAATAATGGGAGAATCTGGAGCGGTTGATGATGGCAAGTCTTTAAGAGATCGAGGCATCATGCCAAAAAGCGCTGACAAAGAGGAACGTCAGCCAATCATTGACAAATTTCACGATGGTGATGGAAGAAACTATAGCCCACGTATGGGAATTGTTGAATATAACGGTACAAGAAACGACGACACCAACAATACATTATTTATCAACAGAAGATTTAAGACTGTAATTTCAAACGTAGCAAAAGGCGACACAATCGTGTTTTCAATAAAAAATTCGAGAATATCTGAAGATTTTTACCAAAGAGAAGAGGGCGGAGCGCCTGTTGATGACATAAATTCCACAGTCGTTTCACTGCAGGAAGAGGCTGACGGTGCAATGCAGCTTGGTGAGCACTTTATGATTGGCGGAAGTATTTGGAAAGTAACACGTAGAAAACTGCAAAATTTTGAGCCGTCAGAGGACGGAGGCGATGATCAGAGGATAACAATGGAATGCGTGGATACATCAACTTCAAGATTCAGAAAGATTGGAATTGTTAGCAGGGATTTAGTTGTTGAACCGCAAGGCACTGGCAACGAATTTATAGGAGACAGCGGTGTTGGCGATCAATCAATTGGAATTGGCGAAGGATTTTTCCCCTTAACGCAAGTTGCGATTGCAACTATCAAAAACAGCAGGCCAGCATTTATTACTGAGATCGGGCTTAAGAGCACTGTGTTTCAGCGTTTAAATGGGCTGTGTAATTTTCAGAATTTACCTGACCAAAAAGAGGTTGAAAATTCTGAAAGCAAAAACATTCAAATAAACAATGGAACGATAAGTGCAACAATCCGTCGTTCTTCGATGTTTAGGGTTTATATCAGAGATGCTAGGGACAATGGATCAACCTTTCAACCGTTTAGTCAAAATCTTATCTTTGTCGTCCAAGGTCAAAGCCCAAGCGCCCAATATAATTACATAAAATTTATCAATGAAGATCAACAGCAACGTCAGCTTGAGTTTAAATTTGTACCCTTTCCTTGCTCTGAATTTAGAGAAATTGGAGATACGGATAGATCATTTACGTATGTCGTTTTAGATCAATCAGCAAGCACCGCTAACGCTGCTGAGCCCAACACGGTCACGCTAGGCCCTGAAACGCTCACTAATGGACTTAATATTCAAATTAAAGTTTCTGGCAGAAGCTTTACCGACAAGAGAGGACTTAAGGGCAATAATGAATTTAAAAGAGCGCCTAAAACAATTTCTGCTGTCGAAGAACCTACATATCCAGATGGAGTTATTTTTCATTCTGCTTCTCCGGTCGTAGCAGTAGGAAACATTGCGGAGGTTGGTGAAATTTTATCAAGAGTACCCGCAGGGCGAAACATTGCAAATGAAGGCATCAATAAAGGCAAATTGTCTGCTTTTTTC